AAACCAAGTCTGCATAATCCTTGCTTGTTGCAAATTTAGCCAAAGATTCGGGCGTGTAATCCGATGGTGTAACACTAGCAATTACGTTATCCGCTTTTGAGGGCTTTAAAACCAAATCTGCATAGTTACCTGACGTGGCAAATTTTTGTACCGAGTCAGGGGTGTAATCCGCAGGGTTGACGTTACCCAAATTTGTATTTTTAATGTCAACTTTTGGAACCAAATCAGCGTAATTTTGTGACGCGCTAAATTTTGCAATTGATTCTGACGTGTAATCTTTTGGATTGATAGCCGAAAAAGTAGCGTGCCGTGGATCAACTACACGTTTGTATTCTTCAACCAACAATTCACGTTGTTTTAACCACCCAGGTGCGTTGCCGTATTTTCTGTCGCCGTCATTTATTTTTGATGAAAGTTCTTGTTTAGGGTTTGCTGGCGCAACCATAGCATTGACCGGCGCAGCAGGCGCAGGCGCAAGTTTGTTTTCTGTATCAGGTTGAGCCGCTACCGGCGCTGGGGTTTGATCTTTTAAGAATGTAGCTTGCTGTTGGTATGTTAAAACTGTTTGGTTTGCCTCAAACAAGTTTTTGCCCGCATCGCGGACTTTTGGGTTTGGATGCCGCAACATTTGCATAGCCGCATCCATAGGGTCGTCAGTAGCCGCGCCATTTTGCTTGGCTGCGTTCATAACTTGAGTTACGTAGTCTTGCGCTTCTTGCGCTTCTCGAATTGACATCCGAGCTTGACCCAACTGCGCTTGCGCCAATTCGTTTTGAGTGCCCGCAGCTCTTCTTTGATCTTGAGCAGCCAAAATGTTTTGCACTTGCCCATACTGCGCCAACGGGTCAGCAATTTGAATTGGCTGAACACCAAGTGAAATTCTAGGATCAATAGGCATGTTTTATTCCTTAGCCGATAGGATTGTTAACTACCGGCGATCTATTTTGCAACGCGTTTATCATGTTTTGACCTTGGCTGTAGTTTAGATACGTACCTAAACCACCCGTCAAAGCGTTTGCCGTGCCAACGTACCCAGACGCCCGCGCGGCTGCGCCGCTGGTCATGAGATTGCCAACATTTGTAGACATATTCCCCGCAATATTTGCAGAACTTCCCGCGTAATTTTGACCAGAGGCACCGAGTTGTTGACTTGTAGTTTGGCCCATACCTGTGAGCGACTGTAAAGGTCTTAAACGAGCGTCACGCTCGGCTTGATAGCGGTTGAATGCGTTGGTGTATTCTTGCGAGCCCATCTCTTGGCCAAACCGTTGCAACGCTTTGCCAGTGCCGCCAGACAGCAAGCCACCACGGGCCGCAGCAGACCGCTCCAAGGCTTTTTGGCCTTCTTTCAAACGAAACGCGTAACCTGGATCAGCTTGAAACTTATCCATGGTAAACGGTTCATATCTTGATGCTGAAACCAATTCTGGCAACGCATTGACGCCCACATCATAGAAAGGCTTTTGCCGAGCTATGTCTTCTTCGTACATACGCTTTTGAAGAGCTAATTGCTCTTGAGAAGTTTGGCGTTCAAGTTGTGCAGCGCGATCCGTTGCACCAGCTTGTTCTCTTCCCGCTTTATTTGCTGAGTACGCACCTACGGCTGCGCTACCTACAACTGCTGTTGCTACCCATGTCATATCAAACTCCTTGCGCCGGTATTTGCGGCAATGCTTCAACAGATGCAATCAGTCCCAAATCGTCGTATGACGGGGCGATAACTTCATGTTCAATTTTATCTAGCTCAGTTTCAGACTCAAATTCAGTCAAATGGACAGTCGTCCATATTGTGTCTTCTAGCGCGCGAACCACACGTTTCAAGCCAACCTCTGAGATAAACGTGCAAGGTGCTTTTAAATGCTTTTCGCCAAACTCGGTGTATACGATAACTTCACCTTGCGTGATGAAATTAAGATGCTGATGCCGGTGTATTTTTCCGATTACTATTGACCCTTTAGGGAGCTTTATCTCTCTGGCGTAAGTGCAGCACCCATACTTTTCATCTTTAGGTGAAAAATAATGTTTCAACGTGCATTCTTCAGCAATAGATTCTACTTCGCCGTTGGCAATCATGGCATCTAATCCGGCTTGAACAGTCAAGACGTTTTGACGAAATTTAACCTTATCAACTAAATCTGAAGACAACTCTGTTTGCCGCGCCTCAACGCGTTCTTTAAGATTTGACTCAACGGCAATACTGTTCATAATCGTAGTCATTCCAAAAGCAGGTTGTTGTTGGACGCGGCTTGCATGATGACCCAGTTCGTGCCATCAGACACCATTGTCGCCCAATTTCCAATAACATCCAAGAGAATTAAGGTTCCAGCCGAAATGCTGTCGAGTGGCACAACATTACTTGATGCGGACACCAAAAACTGCGCTTGCATATTCTTAAATGTAACCTGTCGCCCGTTGTAAGAAGATGGCGCGGGCAAGGTAACCGTACAGGTTGATCCTGACTTGTTGTTGATAACCCAAGACTCAGTATCTGCTAAAGTGAAATCGGCAGTTTTAGTAACTGGAGCCGTACCAGTCGAAGTTGACCATTCTGGCGGCGCATTAGCACCTTGGGTAGTAAGCACTTGGCCAGCCGACCCAGGGTGGAGTTTTGCCAAAGTAGTTGTGGTATTGGCGTACAGTAAGTCGCCTACCAAGTAAGACGAAATACCCGTACCACCATTGATTGCAAGTGTTACTCCAGTACCTTCGCCCGTAATTGTGTACAGGTTATAGAAAAACCGATACCATTCCCGCGACACCAAACCTGTTCGTGGATCAATAAGTTCAACACGGGGGGCCGTGATTTGGGTGACATTGGACGTTGTAGCCATTATGCGTTTGTGGGGCTAATCAATAGTTCAGCACCCATAATTGCAACCTTTACGGGGTCAGTCATTGACACCTCGTAAACACGGTCACGTAGCTTAAGCGTCATACCAAGCCTACGCCAAAAGACACGGCGGTAATACTCGCCGATCTTACCCATTTGGCTTAAGTGTTCATTCGACCATGTGTGGCCACCATCATCCGACCAGCGCAACATAAGCTCAGGATTGCTGCCTTGGCCGGTAACCAAACCAGTGCCCGACTCACAGTCTAATTGAAGACTGTGCTGCGCCGTGCGCTTGAGGTTGTTTTGGCCCGTTGGCAACGCTCTCCACGACCGCAGCCACTTTTGGATGCCGCCATTGTCCGCGTACACATTCAGGCTAAGTGTATAAATGTTGCCATTTTCAAAATCGCCTACTACCGTGTTGCCGCCAAAATTACATTGGCAGTTGCTGCGGTGGCGGGTAAATTCACCTAATGAAGTATTCCAGCCAGCGCGTTCGTGCCACGCTTGGGTAGACACATCGTAGACCCAAGTTGCGTTGGCAGTTGGAAACGTCAGCACATAGAAGGCATGGCCTTCTTGTTGGTAGGTGTAAGCCACAGCGTTTGAAATGTTGCCGTACTGGGCAATAGCGTACTCAATGGCATGAGTAGAAACGCGGACGCCAGTGTATCCATTGGCGCGGTAGACAATACCTTGGCCACGGGCATCTGTGCCTAACCAAAACAGGCCGTTGTCGAGCTTTGCAACAGAGAACGCCGCTACGCACCCAATTTCGTTAAAAGCGCCTTGAATGCGCGTTAAAGGAAAGTCAGCCTGCCCAGCGTTGTACCAAACTTCAATTGAGTCAGTGCCAAACAGCCATGCTTCTCGGTGGTCTACATTGATGGCGACTAGCCCGTCTGGTGAGCCTTCAGCAGACGCAAAATCAAGCGGGTCAACCGAGGTGCCGTCAAGCAATTGAGTCACCCACACTTTTTGAGAGTCTGGTTCGTTGTAAACAAAATACCCATCCAAGTAGCCTACAGTCACAGCGCCCGTAAAGTCAGGGTCGGTGATCTTGGCAAATACATTGGTGGCTTCGTTATAGATAAACCCGTCAGGATTGCAAGCCAAAAAGATTTGTGTGCCATTGTCAGCAATGGACACTGGGCCAGTTCCGGTCACATCACCTAGCTTGGTGGGCGTGGCGGTCAATCCTGTAACTTTGTAGAACTCGGTGCCGGACACCACAAAGAAGTCTGAGCCATTGGTTTGGTGCGCCCACAGTGCTCGAATTGGGCCAGTGCCTATGGTTTGCTGAAACTGAAGACCAGGGGCGCGGTTAAGAAACCCAGGTTCTTTGCCGCCCTCGGGAATAATTTCAGGAAACAGGTTGACCATGCGGTTGTCCGCAGCGTTGATGCTGCGGGCAACGTAGCTGGAGCCAAGGATCGGCGTCTTCATCAGTAGTTGCCAGCAAAAATGTTGAACCGCTGACGTGATGACACAATGGCGTAAGGCATTGACATGATGTCGTCAGGATTGTTGATGCGCTTCAGATTGCGCTTGCTGGTCATGGCAATGCGTTGCACTTGAGGGCTTGGCTCCACGCCAAACTCAGGTGCGATTTCCATTGCCAAGTTGTAGGTGAATGCCCGCAGATAGCCTGGCGGAAACAAGATATTGGTCACTAAATTTGCGGGCTGACTCAATTCTTGAACTGAAATAAAGTGCCATTCCAAGTCCCGTGTAGGACGCGGGTAAATGGTCATCGTAACGTCAGGGTAGGTCATGTTGACAAAAATGACCTGTGGGTACGTGGACGTCACAGTTTTAACAGCAATGCCGTCGTACTGCTGTTGGTTGATAAACTTGATGCCATAAGACACATTGGTGCCTGCATCGCGGTAGTAGGTAGCATCGTCCAACAGTACGGGACGGTTGCCTACAAAATTACCTGTGGGGCCAAGAGTGCGCGTAATTTGACCCGCAGGCCAAGTAAACGTCTGATCTTGGGTACTAAAAACCGATAGGCGCTCAGTGTTCCATGAATCAATCATTTGATTCAACGCCATCAGCGAATCTTGAGACACGGACGCAGAAGGTGTTTCACCTTCAGCCAACACGCCAAGCAATCGCAATGCTCTATTGATTTGATCGCCAGCGGTATAGATGGCCATGTTTATGCTCCTTGTTCGACCACCTCTGTGGGTCGGCTACGACGACGTTTGACTTCCAGTTCGTTGACGACAGGAGCCGCCTCAACAGGCGTGTCTAAAGTATATCGCACCCAGCCATTTTTTTCATCAAACTCAGCTTCCATTTCCATGTAAGCTATTTTTCGGC